AGTATCTATTCTCAATCTCGACAATCTGAAACGAACCATTTATGTTTGATGAAGATACGTCCACCATATCACCAACCGTGAAATAGTGTGGGTATCTATAATCTAATTGAGTAAGTCTTGTTAAACCACTTGCAAACTGATAATCATCATAATCCCAAAGAACTTTATGCTTACCTTCAACGATTGGGTACGTTCGTGTTGTCTCATGGAAAATATCAATATCAGTATCTATTGCCTCAGACTCGCAGAATAATTTTTGACTTGTCTGTTGGATAGATATGCTTGCTCTGATTGTATTTGTGCCTCCGCTAAAACCAAATCCTTGAATAATCATATACATATCCCCCGTGGTGTCACCAAGAATTTGTTTTAAGTAATTTACATTATAATATATGCTTCCTCGTCTAAAAGTTACCCCTTGTGCTCCGATATTGGTTCCTGATGCATCGTTCTGAACAAAGTTCTGCCAAGCTCCTGATTCTACAAACCATTCCTCTATATTCTCGAACGATTGAGGAGATGGAGGGAACTGCTGAATCCCTGCTTGCTGAGATACATTTTGAGAATCTTGTATTATTTCTATTTGAATAATTGCGCCTGACTCAATCTGCCCAGTTGGACCCAATACAGATGCTCCTCCCCACGCGTTTCCAGAAGCTGCATTAGAATTTGAACCAATGCCACCTGGATAATAATTATTTAATGGGATTCCTACACCCCCGAAGTAATTTCCGCTTAAGTCACTAACGGGTCTGCAATTTATTTTCCATCTATCACCAGGGACCAATCCTGTGTTTATTACGGATGGTATATTCCATAATATAAAAAAAACATCTTGACCAAAAATATTTATACCAATTGATGAAGTAGTAATAGGAATATTTTCTATCCAGCCACCCGTTGCTGATACGTCAATTGTATATCTAAAAGTTGTAGAAGTCTGAACCTCAATTGTTACTCTTAAATCCGTATTCCCTGTAAAAGCATTAGTAACCAATTGAAGCGAATTAGGATTTGATGCACCATAATAAATTGGTTGCTCACAAAAACCAAGAAATCCTTGTATAACTGGAGGATATTCCCAGCTCTGAGATGTACTATTTATGCTATTTTTACCTATTGCCGTATCATTAATAATCTCTAAAGAATTAGAATTAAAATCTGATACACTATTCACTTTTATCTTAAAATAAAGACCTGAAATCTCAGTTGTTGCGTTACCTGAAATAAACCCAGCTGGCTTACTCTCAAGTTCTAGTACTTTATATTTTTTGTTGTTTAATGTAGGTCCAACTCCATCAGACTTAAATATAATATACTCGCCTACTTTGAACTTATCAATATCAGATTGATTAATCAAAAAATATCTATAAAGACCATTCGCATAAAATAATATAGGGAATATATTATAGTATAAATTCTTAGACTGCTTAATACCAAAACGATAGTTGGTTGCCCAGCATGGCGGATTATGTTTGATGTTGACCATTATACTATTTGCTGTAACAGAATTTTGAGGCGGAATATATAGTGTATCAGTGTTAGATTGAGACGCGTCTGTATGTACCGAGGTTAATGCAGTAGTCATTCGTCCTTTATCATCAGTATAGAACATGACAACCTCATAATCTCTATCACTTCTAAATGTTTGTGCAGAAGAATTTACAGCAACAGCCTCTGATTTTAAAGATAAAGAATAGTCTATTTTTATTTGTTTATTATAACAATCTGTTATATCTCTAAATTGAACATAATTACCGTATGCCAATCTATTGCCGACAGTACTTTGTGCTTTTGCAAGTAATGGTACATTATCAAATAGTCTTAATACTTGTTCGTCAGGAAGTGCTGCGTAAATTTTGTTATTCTTAAACTCAATAGAACTACTTGTATTATTACCAATAAACAACTCTGCTTTAGAATATGTATCAATAATACTCACGTTAATATTACTAGTATCTCTAACCAATAATTGAATAGCCTCTACAAACTCATCACCAGTCTCAAAAGAAACTCTTACAGCGTTAAATTTATTGACCATTGCTTTATTGAATCCTTCTCCGAAATCGTACACGAAATTTTTAGCTCCGAATGATACGGCAGAGAATGGCGACATACTACTAAACTGTCCATCAATATATTTGTATCTATAAGAGAAATACAAGAACTTTTCAGACATATTATCTGATTCAATTGCATCATTAAACAACTCAACGTGAGGGGAATATAAAGGAGGTGTCAATATAACAGGAGTATCTTTCTCAATTCTAGGGTCATCTACATCGTATGATTTTGCTCTCTCAATATTTACCTTGCGTGGTTGATTCAAATTGTCTGTCCAAAATAAAAATCCGTTCTGTGCATTGATAGCTATATAGTTGATGCCCGTAATAATATTGCCCTTACTAAAATTTAGCAAGCTAGGAGTATTAGCATCAACCTTATTGCACTGTAAAACTCTCGTTGCAATGCCTGATATTTCATTAAATTCATAAATACCATCAAAATAATCTCCCGAAACAAACCAATAAATAACACTACGAGCATCGTACTCAATAGCACCAATAGTTCTTGCACCAGTGCCATCACGACCTGATATTTCTTGGATATTAGCAACATTTAGGTTACCTGCAATATTTCTACCTGAACCAACGTCAGACCCGTCTGAAGTACCAACTCTAAAGTTCAACGCATCACGATATTGACCATTAGGCACAAGCCTTTCGTCAAAATCTTTATTCATTGTTCCCCTAGAGAAGTTTTTAGTTTGGTCCTTCATCATATATTATCTATTTTGGAATCTATTATTCATTCTCATTAATATTCTAGCAGGGTGCAAGTTAGACATTCTAAGCTTAGCATTGCGCCACATAGCGGTCTTTTTATCTCTCAATCGTTTAACCTGATACTCAGGAATACCTGTTTTTCTTGATAAGATAGAATAGCTGATATATGCGTATATAAACTCCTCTGCCATTTTATTTATCGTCATCAATGACTCATCACCGTTCTCCATACCGTCAGAGATATACTCTAAAACGATAGTACGGTTTCTAGCACCTGACGTAAAGTCAATAACACCGTTGTTAATTCTAAATGTTGGACCGTCTTTGTCGTCATCACGGAATCCAATCAATTGATATCTAAAGTACCAACTATCGTCATATAGCCAACCATAACTACCACAATACTCGCCTGGACCGAAATATTGGCTTTGCTCAAGTCTTCTAATATCTACTGCTGACTGTCCCGTAATCACTTGACCGTCTAAGTCAAATAAGAAATCTAAATTATTATCTTGCAAATAAGCTATAGATGAATTTGCCTGACGATTTTCATTCAACACAGTTAAACGACCGTCTACAAGAATAGATATACGGACGTAATTAATGTAGTCAGCAGGAAGAATAAATTTAAGGTTATCACCGACTTCCATATCGACTACCTTTATATTCTTCAGTGCATCGTAATTAAGTTCTTGTATGGCTCTCTTAGCGTGATAAACAACCTCATATCTTGGTACATTGTCAACCAATTTATCAGCACCAACATCAAATAACATGAAATTGTTTACAATATCCTTTAAAGAAAGATATTGATAGCTACCCCAATTTGTATCTTCAGGGATATTTCCGCCATTGGTATAATATTGAAAATTACTTATGTATTCCATTTCTTATTGTTTTTGTTGCGCATCTTGAGTTTCTTCTTGATTAACCAACTGTACGACATCATTTTCTCTAATTGATAATCCTGCATATTGTAAAATCTTTGTTACAATCTTAGTGAAATCACTTTCAGGTAACTCAAAATCTTGGTAGTCGGCGGCAGACTGATTGAATAAAGGCTCACCATTAGCCAAAACAGCATAAGTCCACTTAGGGTCTCTAGGATTTCTGATATAGTTAATAGTCATATTGTCTATTATAATATCAGGATAAACTTTTATCCCATCATTCTTTAGACTGTAAATAGGTCTTGATACATTGGGTGACATAAAGTTTGATATCAACAAACTATTTAACTTAGTGTAGTTAACCTTCTCTACTTCAGTATTATTATTGTACAATAAATTTGTTGTTTTATACAATGTCGGCTGTGTTGGATTGGCAGGGTTTGTTCCTGGCAAAAAGAAAGTCTCAGTTGTGCCATCATATTCTAGTGGTTCATCAGGCACGATAAAAGTATCAATGACCGCCTCAATTTTCTCAGGTATGTTTGCATGACCCGTATTAAAAATACGTGCGTTTCTTTTAACAACACCAGTGCTAAAGTCATAGAAATATTGCTCAAAAATATCAACTTGAGCTTGCTTTGCCATTAAG